GAAAAATAGAGCAAAACGAAATTTAGCTAGAAGATTAGTTAAGAAAAAATTAGGTAATTCAATCAATGGTAAAGATATTCACCATCTAGATGGAAACCCTAATAACAACGATATGTCTAATCTTAGAGTAGTTTCTAAATCTTATAATAGGTCTAGAAATGCTTAATTTCATACTACCTATACTTAAAAATCCTTTAGCAAGACTTATCAGTCAAAAAGTTATTGGTGGCATACAAAATAAAATTGAAACAGATAAAATAATTAAAGCTAGAGAGATTGAAGCAGTAAAGACTGTAAGTTTAGAACAAATAAAAGCTAGTACAACGTCATGGAAAGACGAATATTTAGTTGTGATATTTGGATTAGTTTTTGTTGCAAATTTCATACCATATTTTCAAGATTATATGGAAAGAGGTTGGACTATTTTAGAAACAGCAGACCCACTTTTTTGGTATGCCATGTTAGCTTTAATATCTGGTTCATTTGGAATGAATTTAACCAATAAGCTGAAAAATAAAAAGAAATAATTGGTCAAAAGAGTTGGTAATGTTTTTGAGAAAAAAAGCAGACCTAAGGTTGGAAGACATAAGAAAAATTTAAATAAAGATGAAAAACGAAGTTATAAAAAAAACCACCGACAGGGTAGAGTGTAAACAATGTCATTGTGAATGTCATTGTAAATCACTTTTACACGCAGATGAATATGGAACTTGCACGTGTGATAAATGTAAATGTGAGAAAAAGAAGTTGACGCTTTCTAATAATGATTTTTGGAAAGTAATGACTAAAAGATATAATAAATAGTACCATCTCTCTTTAGAGGGGTGCTTAACGAAATTCAAAAAAGATTGCCAGTTACGACTGAGAACCTTCTGATTATGGAAATTAGTTTTGAACAATCAATACTAAAACAATAATACTTAAAGGAGTATATAATATGAGTAATGCAACAATCAGTAGCATTGGTCAGGTAAACTCGTCAGGAACAGCAGACGCACTCTTTTTGAAAGTTTTCAGTAATGAGGTTCTTAGCCAATTTGTAAGAGAAAATCAAATGCTTGGAATGTCAACTGTGAGAACAATCAATGCAGGGAAGTCTTCTAGTTTTCCAGTAACAGGAACTGTAAGTTCAAGTTACCATACAGCAGGAAACGAGATAACTGGACAAGCTATCAAACACAACGAAAAAGTAATTAACATAGATAATATGTTACTTGCTGATGCTTTCGTAGCAGAAATAGAAGAACTAAAAAATCACTATGATGTTAGAAGTGAATACGCAAGACAAATGGCGTCAGCACTTTCAAACACAGTTGATACACACCTTCTATCTTTAGCTATTTTAGCTTCACAAGGAAGTGCAACAATTACTGGCACAAATGGCGGAGCAGAAATTACTGACTCTGACGCTAATACAAACGCAACATCTTTAATCAGTTCAGTTTTCGAAGCAATTCAAAAACTTGACGAGAAAAATGTACCTACAGAAGGGCGTGTTTGTATTGTAGACCCAGATAGATACTACCAATTAGCTAACGTAGACAAGTTAATTAATAGAGATTTCTCTAAAGAAAATGGAGATTTCGGTAAAGGTACTGTCTTATCAATCGGTGGTGTACCAGTTGTTAAATCAAACACAGCAGTTTCTGTGTTCGGTCAAAACATATCATCAGTAACAGGTGCTAATAACACTTATCATGGTAACTTTACAAACCATGTAGCTGTTGTAATGCACAGAAGTGCTATCGGTACAGTTAAGAGAAAAGATTTAGTTATGGAGTCAACTTATGACGCTAGAAGAATCGGTACTCTTATGACTGCTAGAATGTTAATGGGTTCAGGAATTTTAAGACCTGAGTCAGCAGTATCAATCAAAACTGCGTAATTAATATTACAGAATAACATAGGCGTAGAGATTAACACAGACAATCTACGCCTGTGTTTTAAACAACATGACAATACAAACTAGAACTACAGAATTAGAAGCAGTAAATACAATACTCTCTACAATCGGTGAAGCACCATTAAACTCATTATCAGGTTCTTTACCAGTAGATGGAACAGTAGCTAAAAATGTTTTATCTGAAGTAGCAAGAGAAGTTCAATCAGCAGGTTGGCACTTCAATACACATAACATGGTTACTTTAAGTAAAAATACAGACAACAAAATTCCACTAGCTACAAACGTAGTTAGAGTAGAAATTAAACCAACAAAATATTCAAAGTCTTCATACGACATTGTACAAAGAGATGGCTTTCTTTATAATCTTGCAAAGAATACAGAAATATTTGATACAGATTTTGAAGAAGCAACAATAGTATATCTATTACCTTTTACTGAAATACCAGAACAAGCTAAAAGATATATCACTATTAGAAGTGCAAGAATTTTTCACGATAGAACTTTAGGTGCAAATACAATTCATAAATTTTCACAAGAAGATGAAGCAAAAGCATTAAGTATTTTAAGACAAGCTGAAAGTCACACAGGTGATTATTCAATTTTTGATACCCCAGAACAAGCATATACAATAACAAGAGGTTACTAATGGCTTTAGTCAGTAGAACAATTCCTAATTTAGTACAGGGTGTTTCACAACAACCTGAAGTATTGAGACTTAATTCACAAGCAGGTGAACAAATAAATGGGTTCAGTTCTGTTGTTGAAGGATTAAAGAAAAGACCAAATACAAAATACGTAGCTAAATTATCAAGCAGTTCCTTTGGGAATTGTTTTATTCACACAATTAATAGAGATGCAAATGAACGATACATTCTGGTTATTACTAATGGCAGTATTGCTGTGTACACTATTGATGGAGTATCTAAGACAGTTGTAAATCAATCAGGTGCAACAAATTACTTATCAAGTTCAGACCCTAAAGGTGACTTTGTATGTATGACTGTTGCTGATTTCACATTTATAGTTAATAAAAATCAAGCTACAGCAATGGCAAGTACAACTTCTTCAGCTAAAGTAGAACAAGCAGTTTACTCAGTATTACAAGGAGTTGTTGATACAAAATACGCAATTACCATAGATGGTACTGAATTTTCTTATACAACAAGTGGAACTACTACCAGTACAGAAACTATTAGAAATGGTCTCAAAAGTGCTTGTGGTTCAATATCAAATATTTCTTTTGCAGACATAGGAACATCAAGTTTTTCAATAATTAAATCAAGCGGTACTTTAACAGTTACAGCTTCAGATGGTTTTGGTGATGACGCTTCACAAGTAGTAGCAGATAAAGTTCAAAACTTTTCTGACTTACCTGTACCTGCTATTCCAAATCAACTTGTTCAAGTAACAGGAGATGCAGATAGTGGTTTTGATGATTATTATGTTAAATTTATTTCAGCAGATAATTTATGGCAAGAAACACTAGCACCTTCAACTAAAACTTCTTTTAACAATACTACAATGCCACACATTCTAATTAGAACTGCTGATGGTAATTTTAGGTTTACACAAGTAGATGGTTCTACTTATACAATTTCAGGAACAGATTATAATGTACCTACTTGGGGTCAAAGAGCAGTAGGTGATTTAGATAGTGTACCTAACCCAACTTTTATAGGAAGAAAGATAAATGATATTTTCTTTCATAGAAATAGATTAGGATTTTTAGCAGATGAAAATGTTATTATGTCAAGAAGTGCAGAGTTCTTTGAGTTCTTCCCAGAAACAATTACACAAGTAGTAGACACAGCTCCTATTGACGTTGCGAGTACACATACTAAAGTATCAATACTTCGACACTCTATAAGTTTTGATGAAGAACTTTTATTATTTTCAGACTCAACACAATTTACATTAAGTGGTGGTGCAACTTTAACAGCAAAGAATATTTCTATAAATGTAACAACAGAATTTGAAGCAGACAAAGCTGTCAAACCTGTAGGTGCAGGTAGTAATGTTTATTTCAGTTTTAAAAAAGGTCAATTCACAGGAGTAAGAGAATTATTTGTTGCTTCTGATAATGACACAAAAACAGCAGATGATATTACTGCTAACATACCAAAATATATTCCTAAAAATCTTTTTAAATTATCAAGTTCAACTTCAGAAAATATTGTAGTTGGTTTAAGTTCAGAAGAAGATAATGCTATTTTTGTTTATCAATACTATGTAGCACAAGGTAAAAGATTACAAAGTGCTTGGAGTAAATGGACATTTGGAACTGCTTCTACAGACAGTATTTTAAATATAGATTTTATAGAAAATGAATTATTTATTATTAATGAAAGAAGTGATGGAGTTTATTTAGAAAAATTAGATGTATCACCTGCATTAACTGATACTGGTGAAAGTTATCTAACTCACTTAGATAGAAAATTAGATAATACAGAAATTACAGAAAATTATAATTCAGGTACAAATCAAACCACAATTACAATTCCATACACAATAACTAACACAGTTAGAGTTGTAGGTAGAAGTGGTGCTTCTAATAAAGCAGGACAAGCAATAGCAACAGTTTCACAATCAGGAACATCTATTGTTGTAACTGGTAATATAACTGCACAGAATTACTTTATAGGTGAGCAATACGAGTTTAAATTCACATTCTCCCAACAATTTATACAGATAGCAGATAGTCAAGGTTCTAGAATTTCAGTTAAAGAAGGAAGATTACAAATTAGAAACTGGAGTGTTTCCTTTAATGATACTGCTTATTTTACTACTGAAGTAAAACCAGTAGGTAGAGATGCTTCTAATACCACATACACAGGTACAGTTACAGGTACAGGATTACTTGGAACTGTTAATTTAGAAGATGGTGATTATAAATTGGCTGTTCAATCAGAAAATGACAAGTTAGCTGTTACAGTTAAGAACGACAGTCACTTACCTTCAAACTTCATTAACGCAAGTTGGCAAGGTTATTATGTTACCGCTTCCTCTAGAGTTTAATGGAATTA